CTGATAATCGGTATATTTTTTTTCAATATCGCTGTAATCCGGTTTTTGAACAACCGTGATGGGAACCATAAGCATCCATCGATCTTGTTTTTGAAGGCGTAACCAATATTTATCAATGGCATAATAGTAATGATTCTCCGGATCTTTCATCAATTTTGCAATGCCTTCCTTTATATTTAAAATGAGCGCGTCATAATAGTGCCGCTTCACAATATAACCGGTTGTGGTTTGACAGTGTGATACTCGAATGCTCACACTATCATTTATTTGAAACGGCGGCAAGTTGTTTCCTGCAAGTAGAAGCACATCCCATTTATTTTTTTTATTTGAAAAAAATGAATTTACATTTTCGACAAAATCATTTGGCAACATGAATAGAATATCATCTTCTAAAATCATTGCGCACTCCCAGTTGGCTTCTTTTGCCATTTGAAGACATTTCAGGTGACTCAAACTGCACCCAATTCTACCATTTGCATTTTTTATCGCATTAAATCTTGTAATGTTATCCGTTATTCGTAACTGCTCAAGCTGATTTTCAATATGTTGTTTCCTGTCTTTTCGATGGTCCAGATTGATGTAAAAACCTTTTACTTCAAATAGCCCGTTTATATCAACGTCGTCGTCATTTTCATATTTCCACGGTTCATCCTTATAAATTGAACACATTTTTTCCTAATTATGCTTATACTGACTCGATTCACTAATTCATATCGTGTGGTTATGTTTATATCAATTTCATTAATGTTATTATGTTATTGTGATTTTGTTTCCTGTAAAAGTTCAATCAAATCCAATAATGGTCATTCGCAACGTCGTAACAAGTTGATTTTGATGTTGAGAATTTGAAACACTTGCTTTTTCATAATCTCTCACCACTTTTTTTTCTGTTTCTACAATCTTCTGTAAAAGATCGTTCCGTTTATAGCATGATAGAATTAACCGGATAAATTCAGCTTGCGTTGCTTTTACTTTAAACATGTGTAATCCGGGGCCATTATGTCGTATGCACCATGATAAAAAATCTTCATTGCCGTGCAACAGTATCGATGTTAAAACATAGTATGCAAACACGTGCGTATTCTCTCTATAAAATGCGCGCATCATTTTTTTAGAATTATCAGAGTCTCCGATTAAAATTTGATAGTTGACGCCCATAAAATCCAGGATCTTAATGCATTGGTAGAGAGAAAATATACTTTCCAGATGCAAATAAAACTCAAAATTTTTCTTGAATTGTTTTGCAGTTCGAGATTCTAATGACGGCGGGTTTTTGAAATAGGTTTGAAATGCAACATTCATCATTCGAGCCCATATTTCTGAATATGTTTCCGATAATCGAATATCAACGTGTGACGGAAGGGAAAATATGTTTGTTAAATGTGTCATACTACCAGTTTCATCATCAAGATTAAAATCATTTCCAAACGCGTGCATTGTTTCATGTAGTAGCACTTTGAACCACTCTTCTTCGCGATAAATCACAATTTCATTTTTCTTCTCGCAACGGTAAGTGTACCCGGTGTTTGCATTCACCGGACTGATGACGTCGCTTTTATTTTCAGGCAGCATTTTTTTAAATGGAGTCAAGTAAATATAAATGGTAAGTGAGTCAACACATGTAGAATGGAATGAAATCATGTGTAACCACATAAACACGCGATGCGCATACGCTTTATAATACGATGCGTAATCCGCATGCTTTTTAAATAAAATAAAATATAATTGAATGTTTCGTGCATGAATTTTGCATTGAAACAATAATGTTTTTTGCGAATCATTTTTTATACATTCTCTCATTTCTCTCGAGAGAAACGCATCGGAAAGTGTTTCTGGGCGAGGAACCTGTGATTCTATATCAATTGCATTTTCCTGAAATGTAAAACATTCACTATTTTTTTCATTCAAATACTCCTTATAAGCAGTATTTATTTTTTCATATAATATAGTTGCTGGGTCATGCCTCGCCGAATTTGCTTGACCGTTTTTTTTTGTTATGATTGATTTTTTTTCGCTTTTATCCGCGTCAATGTCGGTGGTCGTGGTCAGTGATGCAACGCTCGAAATATCAGGACTTGTTAGCGCAACATCGGTTAACAGCGAGCGTATTGTTTTTTGAACAATTTTGGAATCTAAATTCATTTTATATCTATTAAGAAGAAATAGAATAGATAAATAGGATTGTAAAAAATAATTATAAAATAAATATATATTTATATTATAATTAAATTAATTAAATATTGATACATCCGTATTATTATTAAATAGACATTTTTATAAACAATGAAAGTAAATTATGTGGGAATTCTGTTGATTCTATTAATGATATTATTTGCGATAAAAATATATAAAGATTCCGATTCCTTCAACTTGCGATGCATTATCTCAAAAGTAGATGGTAACACGTATTGCGTGAGAGAACGGAGTAAAGTTGAATTGGCGGCGGACTTATTAGCAGAAGCAACAAAAAAAATGAAACGACTGGTTGACTACATGGAGTCAACTCATCAATCGAATCCAGCCGTAAAACGCCTTGTTGAAAATTTTAATCCGAATAAAATAAGCGAAACGTTGCCTACAAGTGAGCACACTGCTTATAGCGAGAACAAGGGTGAAAAAATGGCGTTTTGTTTGAATGAAGACAAAGAAGGGACGCGGCTCATTGATTTAAGCACGCTCACATTTGTTGCCATTCATGAACTCGCACATTTAATGACAGAGAGCATTGGACACAAGGAAGAATTCTGGGATAATTTTAAATTCCTGCTTGAATCCGCGAAAAAATCAGGAATTTATGAACCCATTGATTATGCAAAATCTCCAGTGCAATATTGTGGAACGCGAATCGATGAGAATCCATATTACAAACAAGGATGATTTTTTTTTAATAAAATATTTTATAAGTATATATATATATATATATATATATAAACAATGAAAAAAACATACACATATGATCCTGCTCAAAACCTACTTACGCGTACTGAATTTCCAGATCCAAATGATCAAAATTTCACAGTAACTACAAAAATAAATTTAAAAGATTCAACAGTTCAATTCAATAATGATCCACCTACACCCTTAGCCGATGACTCGTTTTTTGTATTTTTGGATATTCTGGATAATGTTAAAACAACGCCAGCACTTGTGGATGCGTTATTAGAAAATAAGTATTATACGAAACAGTTTTTAAAGACACTATTGGGCATATTCAATACACCGAAAAAAGATAACTATTTTCAATATTTTCCTTCACTTGTTTTACCATATGAAGCATTATATAGAGAACTTGTACTGCGGCCAAAATATGCTAAAAGAATATTACAAGCATATGATAAAAATAACAGTGCATTTATACGCAAGCTAAAACAGTTTATTCGGAAAATTTTAATTGTTCCAGGCATTTTTATTTCTCCTTTTATTATTCTTAGCGTTGGATTAATACTAAAAAATCAATCGTAGATGCAATTGAAAATAAAAGTTAATATTATTGTCAAAAATAATCAAATGTTTTTTTTTGAAAACAAAAAAATCATTTTTTAGGGATAATTTTATATTTATAATTTCAATATTTTGAAAAAAGTATAATAAATAAAAATTGAATTAAACTTATCTCATTATAGTATATCAACAAACAACCATGAGCATGGCGAAGGCGAATGGATCTGGAACTTACAATTTCGCATCATACTTGTCATCTCTTTATATAAAACAGGGTGAAAAATGCACACACACGCGACTAAAAGATGTGGAATTGGGAATCAAGGGCGGTGCGTATTTAATACCAGAATCAGAACTGGATGATTTTTATAGAAAATATTATAATCATGTATTTGTAGATGGAAAGCAAGAATATCTTACAGAAATTCAACATGAAGATGGCGGACCAATTCTTGTTGATTTCGATTTCAAGTATGAGATGAGTGTGGAAGAACGCAAACATTCAAAAGACCACGTTGTTGACATGGTATTGCTATATATGAACACTTTAAAAAAGATACTGGAATTTTCTGGCAACAGCGGAAATGGAATCGAAATACCGGTGTTTATTTTTGAAAAACAAACCGTGAATTGCAAAAGCGACATGACAAAAGACGGTATTCATATGATTATTGGAATTCAAATGGAACGAAAGCAACAACAGTTTCTTCGTGCCAAAATTCTACCAGAGCTGCAATCGATGTGGGGCGATCTCCCCCTTACAAATTCGTGGGAAGATGTGATTGATAATTCAATTACAAGCGGAAAAACAGGGTGGCAACTATATAATTCTCGAAAACCAGGATGCAAGGCATATTTGCTAAAGTATCACTTTTTACTCAAGCTCGGCGTCACGAATGGCGAATGGGAGTTTGCTGAAAAAAAGGTTACTGAGTTTAAATTTGACCGCGACTTTAAACTTCTTACCGCTCGGTATCGTGGACATGCATCATTTCCATTGTTAGAGTCATGCAAATCTGAACTAGAACAAATGTTTAAAACAAAAAAGGTGCCACCACCGTCTACAATGGCATTGACATCTACATCTGGGTCTTCTCGGGTTAATATAACAATGATTTCATCGTCGAATCCGGTAATCGACTACAGTTCAATTACAAACAAGGAACAGCTCGAGTATGCCGTGGGAACTATTATGAGTTCAACTGAACCACGCGAATACGAAGTTGTTGAAACGCACAAGTTTACCATGTCACTTTCTGAAAAATTTTACGAGCCATATGAAAAGTGGGTTCAGGTTGGATGGGCGTTAAAAAATACGAGCGAAAAATTGTTTTTAACATGGATGCTTTTCAGCGCACAAAGTGAAAAATTTGATTATTACAAAATCTCCGAGTATTTTAAAAATTGGCAAAAATTCCGAGTTGGGAAAAGCGAACTGTCAAGACGTTCCATCATGTTTTGGTCGAAGCAAGATAACCCTGCCGAATATAAAAAGATTCGTGAAGAGACAGTGGACTATTACATCGACCAAACACTTATTACACATGTTGGAAAAACCAAAATTAATGAAGCGTCTGATGTCGATCTTGCAAACGTGTTGTTTCATTTGTTCAAAGGGCGTTTTGTTTGCGTAAGCATCAAGCACAATGCGTGGTTTGAGTTCAAAGATCATCGATGGTCTGAGTGCGATTCTGGAACCACACTTCGTTTGCTTATTTCAACTGAGATGCTTAGCATCTATTCTGAGCGAAGCATGAAACTACTAGATAGTTTGAATGAACATGATAGCACTTCGGAACAATTCAAGAGTATTCAAGATCGTTCGAAGCGTATGACGGAAATTTGCAACCAGTTAAAAACAACAAGCGTAAAGAATAATATATTGCGTGAAGTTCGTGAAATGTTTTATGACAAGGATTTTATTGAGAACATGGACTCTAAACCGTATCTCATGGGATTCAACAATGGCGTAATTGATTTTAATGAAAAAGTGTTTCGACCTGGTCAACCGTTTGATTATATTTCAAAGTGCACCGAGATTGACTTTTTAGACACGTATTCTCCCGGATGTTCTGAATACGCGCGCATTGAAAAGGAACTTATTACTTTCATGTCGCAGCTATTTCCGTCGCCAGAATTGCGCGAATACATGTGGGAACACCTCGCATCTTGTCTCATTGGCGTGAATCGTGATCAGACATTTAACATTTACAACGGTTGTGGAAGCAATGGCAAGTCGAAACTGGTTGAGTTGATGTCGCATTGTTTTGGCAAATACAAAGGCACTGTTCCAATTACGCTAATTACAGAAAAACGAAACAAGATTGGTGGTACTGCATCAGAAGTTGTGCAATTAAAGGGTGTGAGATATGCGGTGATGAATGAACCGTCGAAAGGAGATCGAATTAACGAGGGCCCTTTGAAAGAGATTACAGGTGGAGATCCGGTGCAAGGTCGTGCATTGTACCAAGAAATGATTACATTTGTTCCTCAGTTTAAGTTAGTGGTTTGCACAAATGTCATGTTTGATGTGAAGAGCAATGATGATGGTACATGGAGGCGTATTTGCAAAGTGGATTTTGAGTCAAAGTTTTGTGACGACCCGAAAAGCGACGATCCTGATATGCCATACCAGTTCAAAATGGACAAGCATTTGGATGAGAAGCTGGAAGGATGGGCGCCCGTCTTTATGGCAATGTTGGTATCAAAGGCATTTCAAACAGGTGGAACTGTGAAGATATGTGAAAAGGTTAGACTCAGTAGTAACAAGTATAGGAATAGCCAGGATTACTTGTCAGAGTTTATTCGCGACAAGATCAAGATTGTTCCTGGTATGAATGACAAGACCGGCAAGGCATTTGCTGTGAAACGCGACGAACTGAATCAAGAGTTCAAAGAATGGTACACAAGCAATTATGACAAGAATGTTCCACGATTTCAAGAGTTACACGAGTATATGGATAAAAAGTTTAAAAAGGTTGCCAAGGGTGGCTGGAGTGGATGTAAGATCATATATCCAAATGATGACGAGGATGCCGAATTTGATGAACTTGTAGAAGAATAAAAGAATAAATAAAATTCAATTGAACCATTTTATCATGGTTTATTGTCGTCAAGTTTAAATCTATTATGAGGTAGAAATCTATAATGTGTAAACCTTAATAATTTTGGAAGATGAAGAATCTCTTCAAGATCATATATATTTCTATACATTTTTGTACCTTTTCTAATTAATTCTTTATTTACATTCAGGTGATATTTTACATGGTTTGAAACTACACAATCTGTAAGACAGCTTTTTGAAAAAGTTCTAAATAAACAATTGTGTATATTAGGAACCATGATTGTTGTATGTTCAAATTCAACTTCTTTTAAAGGAAATAATTCATCTTTATATACATGTTGTCTTGGAAATTCTAAAGCCACTAACCATGTTGGTTTATTATCATTTGTTAAAATTCCACAAAATTCGATTTTTGACTTATCTCTATAATCACATAAAAAAATATCTAAAAATGGATACACATTATCAACGTATATTTTTATTCCAAATCTGCTCTCAAAATATGATAATTTTTCATGCTCATCTAGATGTTTTTTGACTTTTTCAAAATCCGATAAAAATATACAAACATCAATGTCGTTATCATAAGGTATGAAACCGCTGTGTCGAATAGCACCCAATAATGTACCGCCAGATGCCCAGTATTTAATTTCGTGTTTTTTTGTAAAATCATTCCATAAGTTCAATAAGTTTAATAGTTTTTTAAATGTGTCTTGCTCTTGTTTTTTTATTACGTATTCATACACTGAATCACCGCGCTTCACAATATTATCGATATTATCAAGACTATTGCCATTAGAACTTGTAATCGAATTAACTTTAATTTTTTTTTTATTTCCATTTATACTGTATATAAGGTAAACCATATTGGTAAAAAATAAATATAAAATATATTATTATGTATATTATTTATATTAAAAATAAATAAAAAAAACGTTTTCTATTTTTTTTTATTTTATTTATTTACAACAACATACTAAACTACTAAACATTCTAAACAAATACAAAACCAAACCATGTTTACTCCATTCCATTCTCAAGTCGCTGCTGCAAACGATGCCATGCTACTTTTGCCTCAGGATCGAGTTTGACTCTTCTGTATTCTTCATACTGTTCTGGCGAGTCGTAAAAGTAGAGCTTTGGTTCAAATGTCGTTGTGTTCATGACCTTCCATAAGAAACTCTCGCCGAATGAACCAACTGCCCACGGATACTTGACTCCTGTGATTGCATTCACAATGGGCGTATTGAACACATTGGAAGGGTACGGGCCGCGAAATTTCTTTTTCTCATGAGATCCTTGGCTATGGTTGTCTCCATTATTCACATTCTTGTTGTTCTTGCTGTACATTTTGTTTGACGACGACGAGTATTTAATCGATTCACTGTATACGTATAGATTACAATAAAAAAATTCAATTTATGTTTTTATGGTTTATGAAGACAAATAATATTTTTTTTTATGAAGTATTCTCTAACTCTCTAAAACTTTTTGTTTCATTTTTTTATGTGTATGTATGTTTTTTTATGTCTATGTTTATCATTTTTTTTTGGAATTAAAATCATTGAATGATTCAAATAGTGACTTGAAAATGGAAATACACTCTGTTACAGCTTTGGAAACAAATTCTTGCACTTTTGACAATTCCGTTTCCTCTTTGAATGCAAGAAGAATGAAACTGTCAAGAGCATGCGGATGCGGTTTTTTAAATCCACAAAATGACGCAATTCCATCCGGCTTGTCGTAATAGTTTGAAAATAGCAAGTATTCAATTGCTTTTCCAAGCGTATAATCTTCTCCAATCAAATGGATGCAAAATGCATTCTTCATGGTCGTTCGTTCGTTTGCCGGTTCAATGATGGAACCATTATTACCACTGGTGCCATGTTCCATATCGGCCAATAATTTTTCGCATTTCTTAATCATAATGTCGCACGATTTAGTAATCAGTTGAACATTACTATAAACACCAACTGTTTCAATAATAAAATCAAAACTGTTGGGAACAAATATGCGCTGCGCTTCAAGCAATTCCCAATTCTTCTTTGCAGAAGCCAACTGTTCGGCAACGCTGGTTCCAACTGCTGCTTCCGATTCAAATCCCTCGCGTAACCCCTTTTCTTTCGTTTTCCATATTTTTTCAATTTCTTTTTCGTCGGGCGTACAGCTATAAGAACATGTATGTGCCACGTTATACATGCCATCAAATTTGGCATTTGAAATTTCAATGGTGCAAGTGAATGCAAGCGCTTCACCGCATGGAACATTTGAGGACAGTCTGGGTAGCAGTCTTGCAAATTCAATGTATTCACCAGAAATGGAATCGGGAGGAAATATCTTTCGAACTGTTGATTCTGGCAAATATTCATAAACGACATCATCCTCATCATGAGAACCACCCAATTTTTCAAGATTTTTTGCACGTTTCACTTTGAAGTCTTCTGTCGTAACATGTCGTATGGCGTCCGACTCATTTTTCACATCAACTTCCACGACATAATTTTTATAATCATTTTGAAATCCGTCAATTGTATGAACGTGATGAATTGGTATGCAGCCCAGTCGCTGCTTTAAAAGTTCGTTATGCAAACGGGTCGTGTTTACAGTAAAATTTGCCCTGTTTTCAGCATGTGGAAAGGTTTTAAACACGTATGTGTTGATATCAGACAGCACGATTCTTCGAATTGCATTTGCAAATGAAACATTGCAATTTTCCAATGTAAATGTGAGTTGTTCCTCTTTGTTATTATTGTACGTAGAGACAATTGGCGTCCGAGTCATTTTTATTCTTAAAGCTATGATCCGATCGATCCGTTTGTTTAATTGCTTTTAATATTGTAAATGTTATTAAATCAATTTTTAATTTAATATTATTTGATAAATAAAATATACTTTTGATAATAAAATAAAATTAAATAGTAATATTTGGAAATAAATAAATAATAGGATTAAAATGGTAAAAAATATGATAAAAATTATGTATAAAAAATAACTTAAATGATTAAATTCAATATGGATAAAGTATGAGCAGCATTATTTATTATAGTAACTTTTGTGAAAAATCAAAACGATTGTTACAAGTGCTTGCAAAAAGTGCGTGTAGCAAAGACATACATTTTTTGTGTATTGATAAACGAGAGAAGTCACAAGACGGCGTCACACATTTGATCCTAGAAAATGGAGACAAAATTCTTCTTCCTCCACAAGTAAATCGAGTTCCTGCATTGCTTTTATTAAATCGTGGAAATCAAATTTTATATGGTGACCAAATTTTACAGCATTTAACACCGGTTGAAAATGAAATGAAACAAGTTGCAACAAACAATAATGGCGAACCGGAACCATTTTCATTAACCAGCGACTTTATGGGACACGGTGTAGCGTCTGATACATACAGTTTTTGGGATCAAACTAGTGACGAATTACTTGCAAAAGGAAATGGCGGAATGCGTCAACTCTACAACTATTCAACAATTGATTTCTCAAATACAGGAAGAATAGAAACACCACCGGATAATTATGTTCCAGATAAAGTTGGTCAAGTATCGTTGGAGCAACTTCAGAAAAATAGGAAAATGTAATTTTTTTTACATAAACAAGTAATTATAATTTAAAAAAAATTGAATTATATGAATTATGTAAAAAAATATATAAATACATTCATATATATTGAATATATTGATCACATCAGAAGCAAACCAGACTAAATGAGTGAAAGCGATGTTGAAGTTGAATTCAAAAGCGATGAGGATAGTGAAAACGAGTCCGTAGAATATGGTTCAAGTCCCGGTTCTAACGATGAATCAAAAAATGAAAGCGTTTATTTTAGCGATGACGATGATGAGGTTGAGGACGACGAAGATGATGAAAACGAAAAACAAGAAGTGGAATTAACAGAATCAAAAGGATCGGTAGATGATGATGACAATGACGACGATGATGATGATGATGACAATGATGACGATGATGACGATGATGATGACATTCTTCAGAAATTTGATGGTGAAACAAAAAAAAAATATATATCAGTTCATCATCCTGAATGTTTATCATTTAACCATGAAGAAACGGAAACGCTGTCTCGCGTTGTTCGAGATGAAAATGGTAAAATTGTAGATCCGTATCACAAAACACTGCCCATATTGACCAAATATGAAAAAACGCGCGTATTGGGCATACGAACAAAACAACTCAATGAAGGGGCAAAACCATATATTGATGTAAACCCCACAATTATTGACGGATACATTATTGCTCAACTGGAATTGGAACACAAACGCTTGCCTTTTATTATTCGAAGGCCAATACCGAACGGCGGATCAGAGTTGTGGAAACTACAAGACCTTGAAATTATTTGTTGAATAATAACTAACTCATGAAAAATCGGTTAATATTTTTTCAATAATATAATATAACTCAAAAAAAGTCCAAAAAAATTTTTTGCAAACAGGTCTAATATGTTATATAAACCATTTTTTAAATAATAAGGTAACAGTGCAACCACA